GCGGGGCAGCGGCGCCGGCTCGCCGGCCTGGTGGCCGCGCGTGGTCAGGTTGCGTCGCCGCCGTTCGTGGTGGCCGCCCCGACCGTCCCGGTGTTCCCGCCGGTGGTGTTCGGCGCTCGGGCGCGCCTGGTGTTGGCCCGGCGTCGTGCGAACGACGCGCCGGCGCCGCTGCCGGACGCTGACCGGCCGGCGCAGGTTTCCCGCCGCCGGCCCGCGCTGGTCGTGGTGCGGCGCCGAGCTGGTGCACAGCTTGTCCCGGCGGCTGACCTGCCGCCGGTGCCACGTCGGCGCCGGCCGACCCTGGTCCCCGCCCGGCGCGGTCGGGTCGTGTTCGTCCCGGACACCCAGACCGCGGTCGCCGCACCCGTCTTCCCACCGCTGGTGGTCCGGGCGTCGCTGCGTCGCTGGGCGGCCCTGATCCGCCGCGGCGGCCCGACCGATGTTCCACTGGTCGGCCTGGCACCCGTGGTCCCGGTCGTGCCGCTTGTCGCGGCACGGCAGGCGGGTCGCCGGTGGGCGGCCACGGTCCGGCACCGCTCGGCGTTGGTGCCGCTGCCGCAGGCGGTCGCTGCTACTCCGCCGACGCTGCCGGTGGATCCGCACCGGCATGTGGTGCGGCTGCTGTCGCGGCGGCCACGCCGCACGGACGTTGTTCTACCGGCCGCTGATGTGCCGGTGGATGGTCGTCGCCGCGGTCAGCGGCTGCTGCTGCGGACGCCGCGGCGTCCGGCGGGCCCGGTTCCGGTCGGCCCGGTTCAGCCGGTGGTGTCACGGGTCCGGCGCCCGGCCGTGTTGCTGCGGTTGCGGCGCCACACGGATGTGCCTCGACCGCAGGTGGTCGTGGCGAATCCGTCGCTGGTGGCTGTGCTGCGGCCGACCCGGCGCCGGTGGGGGTACGGGTGGCGGCCGGCCCGCGTGGTTGGCCGTGGTGCCCGGGTGCCGTTGGTGGGCCTGGCACCGCACGTCTGCGTCATCGACCGCCCGGACTCGGGCACGGTGGGCCGGCCCTCGACGGGCCTGGTCACCCGGCCAGCGTCCGGCACGGTGCTGGCCGGCGGCGGCATCGTCGTCCGCCCGTTCACGGGGATCGTCGAGAACGAGTGCTGAGTGGGGGTCGGTGCGGGTGGTGAACGCTGGTCCGGCCCTCGCCCGTGGGCGCGCGCAGGCGGAGTCGCTGATGCGGGACGCGTGCACGATCCGCCGCCGGGTCAGCGAGACGACGGACCCGGTGACGGGGGTGGTGACCCCGACGCGGTCCACTGTGTACACCGGCCCGTGCAAGGTGCAGCAGTCCGCTCTGGGGGCGGCCAGTGCGCCGGCTGAGCCGGGTGACGCCAGCGTGCGGCTGGTCGCGTACGCGGTCCACCTGCCGGTCGCCACGAGCACGGGGATCCGGGACGGCGACGAGATCACCATCAACAGCGCCGCCTACGACGCGGACCTGGTCGGCAAGGTCTTCACCGTGGTCGGCGGGATGCACAAGTCCTACGCGACCGCCCGCCGGCTGCAGGTGCAGGAAATCGCAACCTGACGAGCGTCCATGTAGGAGGCTGCCGTGTTCCGGATCCGGGTGAGTGTGCGGGGGATGCGGGAGTGGTCGGCCCGGTATGACGCCGGCCGCCGCGAGTCCGGCAAGGAGTTCCGCAGCATCACGAACATGGCCGGCCTGCGGGTGAAAACGGAGTGGCGGCGCTCCTGGTCCGGGCTGCGGCACGCCCCGTCGCTGGCGGACGCCATCACCTATGACCTGACGTCGCGGGGCATGGCCGTGCACGAGGTGGAGGTGGGTCCGGACAAGGACCGCCGCCAGGGCGCGCTCGGCAACCTGATCGAGTTCGGCAGCATCAACAACCCGCCGCACCCGGCCGGCCTGCGGGCGGCGCTGCGGGAGGAACCGAGGTTCGTCCGGGCGGCTGAGCGGGCCGGTGAAGCGGCGGCCGGCGGATGAGCGTGCTGACCGAGGTTGACCACAAGGCCGCCGGACTCGCGCTGCTGCAGGGCAACGCCGCCCTGACTGTCTACGATGGTCGGCTCCCGGACGCGGCAACGGACGTCACGCCGCCGTACGTGCTCGTCTACACCTTCGTGGAGTGGCCGGACGCCGACCCGGCGCAGTCGCTGAACGCGGCCAGCGGCACCTGCGTCGTGACGTGGTACTGCCACTGCGTCGGCTCGTCCGACTACGCGTCCCTCGTTGTGGCCGGGCAGGTCCGTAGCTCGCTCCTGGATCAGCGGCCGGCCATCACGGGCCGGTCCGTGGACCTGATCCGCATGGTGTCCTCTCTGCCGCCGCAGCGTGACGAAACGCTGCGCCGCGCGGTGATGGACACCGTCGTGGTGTACCAGCTCCAAACCCGCCCCGACCCGTAGTCGGGCGGGGCTCCACATAGGACAGCCGCCATGGCGGATCTCTCTCAGGGAGGTGCGCCGGCATGGCGCTGCAGGTTTCACAGACCATTCTTCAGACCGGCACCACACCCACGGCGCTGACACCGTCGGCGTCGGAAACGATCGCGTCCGGCTCGTTCGGGCCGACGGGTGTGGCCGCCCGGATCATCACGACCGGCACCGCGACGAACGTGGCGACCCTCGACCCCAGCGCGACCGGGCTCGGGAACCCCGGCACCGTCACACCGTTGGCCGCCCCGGCAACCGGGGTGCGGATGCTCCTCATCCCCCGCGCCGCGATCAACACGGCGACGGATGTGGCCACGGTGACGTTCTCCGGCGCGCTGACCGGTGTCACGTATGAGCTTTACCGCTACTAGGCCATCGCGATGAGTGACGGATTCACCTGGACCCGGCACCGCGAACACGGCGGCTACTGGCGCTGCCCCGACGGCGCCCTGGACGACATGGCCGAGCGCGGCTGGGAGCCGTGCGACACACCACCCCCGCAGCCGGATCCGGCTGTCGCGGAACAACTCGCATGGCGTGCCGAGCAGGCCGCCGCCGCATCCAAGTCACCCAGGGCCGCGCGTCGCGGCGGAGAAACGGAGTAGCCGCCATGACGGACGTGTTTGCCGACGGGAATACCCGCGTCGCCTACATCCCGACGATCGCGAACATCGCGGCGCCGACCACCACGGAACTCAACGCCGGCACGCTGCTGCACGACACGATCACCGCTGACGGCCTGGAGGGCTTCGAGGCGGCCACCGCCGAGGTCGACACGACCGCGCTCAGCTCCACATTCGACACGAAGCTGCCCGGCCGCGCGTCGTTCTCCGGCACGCTGCTGCGGCTCAAGAAACAGAACGCGAACCCGGCCGCGGACACGGTTTTCAACCTGCTCGCGACGAACGTGGCCGGGTACATCGCGATCCGCCGGTCGCTGGCCGCAACCACGGCGTGGGCGTCGGCGCAGAAGCTGGCGATCTACCCGATCCAGTGTGGCGAGGTCAAGTTTTTGAAGCCTGAGGCCAACTCGGTGGAGCGGTACGAGGTGCCGACGATGATCACCGCGACGCCGCAGCAACGCTCGGTGGTCGCGTAGTGGCGCGCACGAACGCGGAGATCAAAGCTGTCATCGCGGGCGCACGGCGCGCCGAGCGGGTCGTGCCCGTGGTGATGCGCGCGGACCTGGCGGCTGAGTGTCAGCACCTGGAGCGGCAGATCCGGGACCTGGAGCTGGAGCAGTCCGGGCCGGCGGCGTCGCTGTCCGGGAACCCGGCCGCCCGCGAGCTGGCGGAGCGCATCGAGGCTCTACGTGTCGAGATGCGAGAGTCCATCATGGAGTTCACGATCCGCGCCCTGCCGGGGCGCAGGTCGAAGAACGCCAAGGTTCCGACGTGGCTGCAGCTCAAGGAGTCGTGTCCGCCGCGTGAGGGCAACGCGAAGGACAAAGAGAACGGCGTGGATATGGACGCCTTCAACGAGGCGTTGGTGCGGGTGTCCATCGTGGACCCGGTGCTGGACGAGGACGACTGGGGGAACCTCCTGGAGGCGCTCTCGGACGCGGCGTTCACGGAGATCGTGGGTCACTGCTACGGCGTGAATCAGGACGACACCGACGTCCCTTTCTCGTACGCCGCCTCGCGGATTCTGAAGACCTCCGACTCCGAGTAGAAGCGGCGCAACGCCTCGGCGTGTCCGTGAAGCGCTTCGATGGTTGGGAACCTGTCGAGGTGACCGAGTACCGGTACGACGATGCTGGCCGGCTGACCGAGTCTGTGACGGAGCGCGAGTCGGAATGGGACGCGGCCGAGCGCGCCTGGATGCTCGCCTTGGCCTCGTATCAGGCGCAGGTCCACGAGCAGTGCGGCACCTACCTTCCGGACGCGATCCGGCCGGAGGATGACGGGGCGTTCCGGGCCGAGCTACCGACCCGCTGCCACATCTGTACCGCGCGGCTGGCGGCGATCGCCGCCCACGTCGACGGTTCCCACGCCCCGCACCCTGAGGCCCTGCTGTGGCCCGTCGTCCGCCGGGGGTGAGCTATGGCTGTTCGCACCGTCACCGTCGAAATGAACCTCAACGCCACGTCGTTCCTCGCGGACGGGCGCGCGGTGGTGACGGTCAACGACGAGATGGCCCGCTCATTCGGGCGCCTGTCCCGGGACGCGCAGCTCGCGTCGAACGCGACGAACGACATGTCCCGCAACATCGCGCAGATGGGTCGCCGCGCCGGGCGGGCGGAGCGGCAGATCCGCGAACTCCGCGAGGAGATCGACCGGCTGACCGCGTCGTCGTTGGCCGCGCGCGGCCCGGTGAACATCATCAACGGGAACAGCGGGCCCGGTGGTGGCATGGGCGGCGGCCGTGGACTGTTCGGGATGTTGCGGAACCTGTGGTCGAAGATCCCGCAGGAACTCCAGATCACCATCATCACCGTTGGCGCGATCCTCGGCACGATGCTCATCACCGCCCTGGGGGCGTCGATCGCCGCGGCGATGACGCTGATGCTCGGCGGTGTGGTTGTCGCGGCGATGGCGGCTATCGCGGCGAAAACGAGCCCGGCGGTGCAGGGCGCGTTCCGTCGTATGTTCACCCCGATTCTCGCGGACCTGAAAGGGTTCTCCCTCGTCGCCATCGATCCGCTGATCCTGTCCGCGCGTGACTTCGGGGACGCCTGGACCCGGGTCGGCCCGCAGGTCAAGTCGATGTTCGAACTGATGGCGTCCTCGATTCGACCCCTCGCCCAGGGGCTGGCCGGGTTCGTCGAGGAAGCCCTGCCCGGGCTACGGGAAGCCCTCGGGAACTCGGGTCCGATCATTGCCCAGTTCGCCCACGACCTGCCGATGGTGGGTCGGGAGTTCGGGAACATGTTCGCCACCATGTCGCGCGGTGAGGGCGTCATGAAGGGGATGCATTTCCTCATGCTCACCCTCGCCGCCGTGTTCAAGATTGTCGGCGGCACCATTCACGGGTTGTCGGTGGCGTTCGATTTCCTCACCCGTAACGGTGAGAAAGTCAGTGCCTTCCTCGCGCACATTCCGCTTCTGGGGAAACCGTTCGAGATTCTCCGCGATGCGGCGCGTGCGATCAACGACACCGGCAAAGAGGGCGGGTTCATCACCTTCTCCAACGGCCTCGACGAGGGTGCTGTGGCGGCTGGGCGGGCGGCCGGTGCGGTAGCTGCACTCGACAAGGCGATGGGCCAGCTCAACGAGAAGTTGGATGCGCAGGTCCAGTCGATGACCGCCGCGATCGATACGCAGATCGCCTACGAGGCCGCCGTCGACGACCTGACCCAGTCCATTAAGGACAACGGGAAGAACCTCGACATCCACACCGCGAAGGGTCGCGACAACGTCACCGCCATCGAGGCGGTCGCGAAAGCCGCGTTCGCGGCGCGGGATGCGTTCATTGAGCAGAACCAGTCCCAGATGGGCCTGGCGGGGGCGACGCAGGCGGCGAACGCTGCGTTCAAAGCCCAACTCGACCAGCTCTACCTGCAACTGCGAGGCCTGGGCCTGGCGGACGGGGCGATTCAGAAACTCCTCGGCGACTGGTACGCCCTCGTGGCCGCGCCTCCGGCGAAGCTGCAGGTGCAGACGTTCTACACCCAGTCGGGCAACGCCCCTCCGTCGGCGGGCCGAACCACGACCGGTGGTGGTCCGTCGCCGCGCGGAGGGCTGCGGGTGTTCAACAAGGCCGGCGGGCTGTACGCCGCGTCGGGGCTGCTGAACCAGTCGGCGATGTTCCGTGCCGGGCCGACGATGTACGGGTTCGCGGAGCGCGGCACCGGCGGTGAAGCGTTCGTCGCCCGCAACGCCGACCACGGCCGCTCGCTGGCCATCGCGAACGCGGCGGCCCGCTGGCACGGCGGCCACGTCGTCACCGGCAACGGTGGTGGCGGGCACGTCACCGTCGAACTCGTCGCCGGCCGGGGTGCTGGCACTGCGGACCGGGCCCTCGCCCAGCTCGCCCAGTACGCCGTACGCAAGGGCGCCCTGCAGTTGCGGGTCGTCAACGGCCGGCTCGCGGTCTGAGGGGGTGCTGTGGCGTTCCCGAAGACCGCGCTCGACTTCGACGTGTGGCTCGCGTTGGGTGCGGACCTGACCGCCGACCCGGGCACCTGGGTGTGGACGACGAACATCACCGCCTACGTCCTCAAGGAGGGCGACGGCGGTGGTATCACCATCCACCGTGGACGGCCCGACGAGTCGACGCAGGCACCACCGCAGACCTGCGGGATGACGCTGAACAACGCCGCCGGCCGGTTCTGCCCCCTGAACCCGTTGTCGCCGTACTACGGCTCGCTGAGCCGGGCCACCCCGATCCGGGTGCGGGTCAACAACGGCGGCGGCTACGTGGTCCGGTTCGTCGGGTTCGTCGAGGAGTGGCCGCCGAGGTTCTCGCCGGGGCTGCGGTTCGCGTGGACGCCGATCGAGGCGTCCGGCCTGTTGCGCCGCATGGGGTTGGCGGGGGCTTCGGCGACCCGGTCCGCGTTGACCCGGGCCCTGTCGATCCAGTCGACGAGCCCGGGCCTGTCCGTGGACCCGATCGCGTACTGGCCGATGGAGGACGGACGCGACGCACCGTTCTTCGCGTCCGCCACCCCGTTCACCCCGCCGATCGGGTTCGTCGACTGGGCTCCGGCGTCCGATTCGGCGTTGGCCGGCAGCTCGGCGCTGCCGGTGGGCGGACCGAACGGGCAGTTGTTCGGCCAGGTGCCGTGGGTGTTCTTTTCCGCCCAGGCGGTGCGGTGGCTGATGCGCCTACCCGCGTCACCGTCGACGACGACGGGGTTGATGGCGTGGAACGCCCCCGAGTCCGACATCACCACCTGGGTGCTGTACCTGGTACCCGGCACACCGGACAAGCTCCAGCTCGTCGGCCGCAACGCCGCCGGCACCGACCTGGTGGCCGACGCCGGGGTGAACTGCGTCGTCGGGTCGACCGAGCTCAGCTCGTCCGGACTCCAGTTGTACTTCGTCGTCAACGCGATCCAGAACGGTGGGAACGTCGACTGGGACTACACCGTCCACTCCGCCGCCGGCAGCGTCACCAGGTCGGGGACCGTCGTCGGCGCCACCCAGTTCTCCTCCCGGATCGCGTCCGTGTACTTCTCCGCCTACCCAGGCCTGGTCGCCGGCGGGTACACGGTGGGGCACATCACCGTGGCCGGTGACACGACGTACGGGATCGGCTCCTTCGGGACCACCGGATTCGGGACGGAGACGACCGCGGCCCGGTGGGCGCGCCTGACCGCCGAACGGTTCTTCGACAGCTCGACCGGGGCGTCGACGACGCGGATGGGTCCGCAGCAAGCGGCGGGCCTGCTCGACATGCTCCGCGACGTGGAAACCGCCGAGGTGGGGGTGCTGTTCGAGGGTGCCGACGGTGCCCTGGTGCTGCAGACCCGCGACGACCGGTACAACAGCCCCGTCAAGCTGGCCCTCGACTTCGCGTTGACGCACATCGCGGAGCCGTTCGAACCGACCGCGGACGATCAGCGGACCCGCAACGACGTGCAGGTGTCCATCGTGGACGGCTCGAAGGGCCGGTTCGTGGACCAGGCGAGCATCGCCGCCCTCGGCGGGGCCGTGTACGAGGAGTCCGTCAACGCGAACCTGGACGCGGTCGAGGATCCGCAGTCCCACGCCGGGTGGCGGGTCGGGCTCGGCACGGTGCAGGACCTGCGGTACCCGGCGGTCACGATCCTCCTCCACGCCAACCCGTCGCTGATCAACGCGTGGTTGTTGTGTGACATCGGTTCGCGGGTGACGATCAGGAACCCGCCGGCCGGGCTGCCCCCGGACCTCGTCGACCTCCTCATCGAGGGGTACACGGAGGTCCTGGACGCGTTCGAGTGGACGGTGACCCTGAACACGAGCCCGGCCCAGCCGTGGCAGGTGCTGGTCCTCGACGACGCGTCCGCGCACCTGGACATGGCCGGGGACACGTCCGGGCAGGCGCTGGTCGCCGCGATCAGTTCGACGGCCACGACGTTCCAGGTCGAGAACGCGTCGGAGTTCGAGGACGTGGAGCTGACCACGGCGGCCGGCGACGTGCCGTTCGACATCGTCGTCGACGGCGAGCAGATGACGGTCACGAATGTGGCCGCCGCGCCGATCACGTTCGTTGCCGCGGGCACGGCCGCGTCGGCGGTCAACGCCGGCGTCACGCCGGGAATGCCGCCCGGCGCCGCCGTCGGGGACGAGCTGCTGGTGTGGGCGGCGATCAGGAACACGTCCGCGTCGGCGAACACCCCGACCGGATGGGAGACCGGCGGTGGCGGGAACGCATCGCTGTTCACCCGGCGGATGCAGGCCGGGGACACTGCGCCGACGATGACGTTCACCGGTGGCGGAGCCGGCGACGATGTGATCGCGCAGATGTGCGCGTTCCGGAACACGGACGAGTTCCCGTCGCGCGCCTCGGTGCAGTCGAACGGTGCCGCCGCGCAGGACATCGGGTTCGCCGCCGGTGGCATTTCGGTGCTGCGCCCCAACCAGGTCATCGTGATCGCCGGGTGGAAGCAGGACGACTGGACGTCCGTGGCGACGGTGGCCGGGTTCACGGAGATCGGCGAACCGGACTCCACGGCGGGCAATGATGCCGGGATCGTGTGGGACTACCAGATCCAGACCACCGCCGTGAACGTGCCCGACTCCGTGTTCACCGTGACCGGTGGGGCGGCGGCGGTTTCCGCCAGCACCGTGACGATCTTCCCGAACAGTCGCCGCACCCTGACCGTGACCAGATCCGTGAACGGTGTGGTGAAAGCCCACTCCGCTGGGGCCGTGGTGCGCCTGTACCGGCCCAGAGTCATCGCACTGTAGAAGGGGTGTGGGTGTGGCGCTTTTCACCGCCGGTCAGAAACTGACCGCCGCTGCCCTGAACAAACTCGCCGTCGACACAAAAGTCAAAACCGTCAATCAGACGGTGAACAACAACGCCACGTTGCAGAACGACGGCGAGTTGGCGTGGGCGGTGCTCGGGTCCGTCGTGTACGTCCTGGACCTGTACCTGTTCTACAACAGCGGTACGACCCCGGATTTCAAGTTCGACTGGACACGCCCGGCCGGGACAACGTTCACGTGGGGTGCCCAGTTCTACAACACGGCCAGTGTGCTGACGGCGTCCGGCCCGTTCACGGAGGCGACCACGGGTGTCGTCGGGGGGCTCGGCACGCCGGTGCTGTGCGCCGTCCATTACGTCATCACCGTGGGCGGCCTGTCGGGCACCATGCAGCTCCAGTGGGCGCAGAACACCGCGAACGTCAGCGATACCACGGTGAACGCCGGCTCGTACGGCGTCCTGAACCGCGTGCTGACGTAGGAGGCATCGTGACGTACGCCCCGGATGACCTGCTCGCCGTCCGCACCTACCTGCTCGGCGCGACCGGGCTGCCGGCCGATGCGGTCGGCATCGCGGGTGATCGGGCGCACGCGGCCGACGGCGGCTACCACGAGGGCAACGACGATCTCGCCGCCGCCGGCCGTCTGTCCACCGACTACAGCAAGCGCGAGTCGGCCCGCGACCGGCCCGGTTCGAACGCGGCCAGCGCGCTGGACATCGGCGACTTCACCCGTGGCGCGTTGTCGCTGCGGTCGTTGACGCTGCGGTTCGTCGCGGCGTGCCAGGCCGGCGATCCGCGCACCGCCGACGTGCGCGAGGTGATCTACACCCCGGACGGGTCGACGGTGCGCCGGTTCGACCGGCTCGGCGTGCGCTCGACCGGCGACTCGTCGCATCTGTTCCACACCCACATCAGCTTCTTCCGCGACAGCGAGGGCCGGCGCGCGGCGCCCGGCGGTGTCCTCGACCTGTTCCGGGAGATCATCGAGGGACCGACCGGAGGGCATGGCATGGGACAGCAACTGCTGGTCGCGGACTCGGCGGGCGTGGTCTGGCTCGTCGACGGGCTGACCCGCGGCAAGGCCGATCCGGTCGGGGCCGGGAACGGGCAGGCGCACCAGGCCGGCCTGCTCGGCAACCTCGGCAACGGCGGGCAGGTCGCCCGGTTCGGTACGCCGCCGGGTGGCATGGACGTGTGGGGCGTGGACGTCGGCGGCCGGCTGGCCGCGATCGAGGGGCGCATCGCCGCGGCTGAGGCTGCGGACGCGGCCCGGGACGCGGCGGTGAAGGCCGCGATCGACGCGCTCAGCGCCGGCGGCGGGTCCGTGGACTCGGCGGCGGTCATCGGCCGCATGAACGAGATCGCCGCGGCCGAGTCGGCTGCGGTGGCCGGCCTGCACGCGGAGCTGGCCAGCGCGCGGCAGGAAGCGGCGCAGCTCCGCGAGCGCCTGGCGGCCGCGTACGCCCCACCGGCGAGCTGAGCGGTCGGTGCCGCGGCGGCTGGTACGGACCGGTCGGCAGCAGCCGTTCGAGGTGCTGATGCTTGCGTTCAGTGTGGCCGCGGGGGCGGCGTTCGCCGCCGGCGCCCGCCCGCCCGGCAGCCTGGAGCGGTCCTTGCCGGCGGCGGTGCTGACGGCCTGGTACGGGGCGCTGCTCGCGTCGGGGCTGGTCGGCCTGGCCGGCTGCTACTGGCGGTGGGATGTGGTCACCGGGCTGCTGCTGGAGCGGGCCGCGATGCTGACCGCCGCCGCGGCGGGCCTGGTGTATGTGACGGGGCTGTTCACGGTGGGCGGTTGGGCGGCGACGGGTGCCGGGTTGTACGTGGGCGCCTACCTGGTGGCGTCGTTGGTTCGGGCGCGGCATATCACTGTGGACCTGCGGCTGCTTGAGGGTGGTGTGCCGTGAGCCCGTGGGCGACGGCGGCCCTGGCGATCGGGTCCGCGTTCGTGACCGCCGCCGGCAAGGATCTGGTGCTGGCGTTGTTCGGGCGCCGCCGGAACCAGGTGGACGCGGTGCGGGTGTTGACGGACACGGCGGTGGCGTTGACCGGCCCGCTGGGTCACGAGCTGGACCGAATGCGGGTTGAGCAGCACGAGTTCCGGGTGGAGCAGGACCGGCTGCGGGATGAGGCCCGGCGGTGCGCTGACCAGTTGTACCGGTTGCGGACGGCGATCCTGGATCCGACGGCGACGATCGACGGCCTGCGGGAGCTGGTCCGCCGCGTCTCGGACCCGGGGCAGAACGGCCGCCCCTGACCTGCGGACCTTCCTACTTTCCAACCTCGATCGAGGAGATGACGTTGTCACAGAACACGGCCGATCGGCACCCCGCCGTTGAGGCGATCCTGCGGTACTTCGCGTGGGAGCACCTGCCGGCGCACCTACAGGAGGTGTCCCGCCCGTTCGCGGAGCTGGCGTACCAGATGGCCGACCGGCTGCAGGGCGCCGAGTTGACGGTGGGCCTGCGGAAGCTGTTGGAGGCGAAGGACTGCTGCGTCCGCGCGGCCCTGTAGCCCCGCTTCGGAGGAGGAGTGATGTCGAATCTTGCTGTGCCGCCGTCGACGGCGGCTGACGCGGCGAACCGTGCCTGGCGGACCCTGGCGCAGGGGCTGGCGACCGATGTGGCCGCCGCCGTGGCGATGGCGGTGCTGCCCGAGCTGGCCGGGTCGGACTTCGCGTGGACCCGGGCGTACTGGGTCACCCTGGGTCTGCTCGCGGCGAAGACCGCCGTGATGACCGTGGTGTCCTACGTGGCCCGGAAGGTGCTACCCCCGGCGCCGTGATCTGAGACCCGCAAGGGATTGCCGCCCCGACCACCCCCGGGTGGTCGGGGCGGTTCTTGCTGTCTACGGCCGCCAGCACCTGCGCGCGACGGCGAGCACGACCAGGGCGAAGGGCGGGAACGCGACGAATACGAGCAGCGACCAGGCGAGGGGTGTCACGGGCGTGCTCCTGTTCGTGCGGTGGAACCGGGGCGTGGGCGCGGGAGGATTTGCAGGCCAGCAGCAGTCCCACGCCCCGGCGGTCTACCGCCCGGACCGGTGCTGACCAGGGCCACGCGGCGACACACCGTTCAAGCTAGGATACTTAGTGTCCAAAGTGCAAGCCCGACTTTGGACACCTAGGACTTGATGTTCGCGCCCGGAGGTGATGGCATGGTCGCGCTGACCAGGGAGAAGACCATGCCACGCGTGTCTCACACGCGGCGGGTACACGACGACATCCGTGCGCGGATCATGTCGGGCGAGTATCCGCCGGGATCGAAACTGCCCACCCTTGCCGCCCTCGTCGCGGCGTACGCGTGTTCGGAGACGCCGATCAAGCAGGCGGTCCGGATGCTGGAGGTGGCCGGCTGGGTCGAGGGCCACCAGGGCAAGGGCGTCTACGTGGCCGAGCACCCACCGGTCGCATAGCCGATCATGCGAGTGACGACCGTCTAACTCTGGGTCCATCCTGTGGGGTTATGACCTCGCCACCACCCGATGACCCGCCGATCGACTACCCGGGCTACCAGCCGCCCCCACCGGCACCCGTTCCGGCGCCGTACTCCCCGCCGATGCCGTACCCGCAGCCGCTCGTGGTGTACGTCCAGCCGGCGCCGCTCCCGCCGACCACCTCGCCGTCGGCGACCGCGTCCCTGGTCCTGTCGACCCTCGGCCTGTTCACGATGTGCTGCTCGTTCGGCGCGTTGTCGCTGATGGGGATCATCCTCGGGCATGTGGCCCTGTTCGAGACGAAGAACGATGCGCGGCCAGGCCGGGGCATGGCGATCGCCGGCCTGATCATGGGCTACATCGGTGTCGTCCCGGCGTTGATCTTCTCGATCCAGTTGGTGACCGGGGGGCTGGACAGTACGCCCAGCTAGGGCGTGATCACCCTCGGATGATCGGATCACCTAAACAGTACGTGAGGTTCTATTCATCTCCCCGTAACCCGAGCCGACCTCACGTCGTTTGATCGATGGGGGTTGTCACCGGGCGTCGCACAGGGGGAGCGTCCATGTCCCGAGCCGTCATCTATATCCGCCTCGCAGGCGCGCTACCCGCCCAACAGCAGCGGGCCTGCCTCGACTACTGCGACCGCCACGGCTACGCCGTCGACAGTGTGTGTACCGCCCCAGCCGCGGCGGTCGCCCTCGTCGAAGCCCGCGCGGTCATCGTCGTCGTCACCGCCCACGCCGGCGACGACCGGCTGCTCGCCCGCGGCGTCGCCGCCGCGGGCGGGCGCCTGGAGTACGCCCGCCCACCGCGCGGTGGGCGCCGGATCGTCGACGTGGCGCAACTCGCCGCCGGTATGCATGAGCGCGGCGCCTCCGTCGACGCGATCGCGCACCTCCTCGATGCCACGGCGGACGACGTCCGGGCGGCGATCCGCCGAGCCGGCCTGGATCCGCACTAACTGCGAACCGCCCCGGTCGCTTTCGCGGCCGGGGCGGTTCACACTGTGTGTGCTCAGGTGTCTACGCGGATGTCGGGGCGAGGGCGGGCAGCGCTGCGATCGCAGTCCGGCGCTGCTCGTCTGAGACCTGGGTGTAGATCGCGGTCGTAGCCGGCGACGAGTGGCCCATGAGTTCCTGCACGGTGCGCAGGTCCGCGCCGTTACGGAGCAGGGTCGTCGCGAACCAGTGCCGGTAGCGGTGCAGGGTCACCCCGGCCAGGCCGAGGTGCCGCAGGTAGATGCCGGCGTTCGTGGAGATGTTGTCGGCGGTGCGCCCGGGGTGCAGCCGGCCGGCGGGCAGGCCGTCGACCGCGCGCCACACGATCGGCGACGTGGGCACGGCCCGCTGCTTGCCGCCCTTCCCGGTGATGATGATCTGGATCGGCGTGACGTCCTCCCGGCGGATGATGGCCAGCTCGAACGAGCGGCAGCCGGCGTACGCGGCGAGGGCGACCATGCGCCGCCACGGGTCGGCGGCGTGCTCCAGGGCGTGGGCAACCTCGGCGTCGCTGGTGGGCCGGGGCACGGTCGGGGCGACCCGTGGCCGGATCAGGGACGCGGACGGGTCGTAGTCGAGTTGCGGGTTGAGCGGGTCGCACGCCCAGGTGAAGTAGCCGCGCAGGTGCCCGTAGTAGGTGGCCCGGGTCTGTGCGGTCCAGGCGTCGTGGGCGAGCCAGCCGGCGAGCTCCTCGACGGTGGCCCGGTCGAGTCCCATGGGCAGCTCGTCGTTGAGCCGCCGCAGGACCTTTCCACGGTCTTCGATGGTGTTGGCGGCGAATCCTCCGGCCCTGATGTGCGCGAGGTGCGCGTGAATGAGATCGGTCATGCGGCTCATCGTCACCCCGCCCCGGCCGATGTCAGTAGTGGTCGCGGCGTCACTCATTACGCTGCTACCGGCGGGTGCAGGCGTGCGGCGCGCCGGGGGCCGCTGCTGGGTGATCCCGTTTGGGGTCGCCCGACCGGCCGGTTGTCGGTGGGCCGTTCGGTCCCGGGCCGTTCGGTCAGTGCCCGGTACCATCCGGTAGCGTCGCGCGCCTTTCGTACGGGCATTCCGCGCGCCCCGGCCAGTGGGCCGCCGAGGAGTAGCCAGTCGAAGTCGATGTCGAGCTGGCTGGCGATCTTCTGGCAGATGTCGAGGATGTCGAGCGGTCGCTTGCCGTTTTCCCAGTTGGACCAACTGCCGTAGTTCAGGCCGGTCTGGGCTGCCGCTTCGCGGATGGTCAGGCCGGCCAGCTTGCGTGCGAGCAGGAGTCGGTTGCTGAACGTGTCGGCTGGGATGCGGCCGGTTCTGGCTGGGACCTCTGTGGACGCGAGATCTGGATCCCCAGGATTAGCGGTCATGGCTGTAGTTTGCGTGCCGCCAACCGGATTGGCAATGGCAAGACCATGTACTGGATGAGGCGGATCTGACCGTTCGGACGATGAGATTGCGTGTTGACGCGTAGGACTTGTCAATGACAAACTCTGCCCATGTCCGAGGCACCGAAGCTGTACATCGACGTTGAGGCGAAGCTCGGCGAGCCGCTCGGCACGCTGATCGCCCAGCGGCGCGCCGAGAACGTGGCGTGGCGCCGGATCGCGAACGAGATCACCGCCCGCACGGGCATCGACATCACCGGCGAGACGCTGCGGCTCTGGCACCAGGGCCGCCCGGCGATCGCCTCCCCGGCTTGACCTCATGAGCACCCCGGCTGGTTGGTGTCACCTTTCCCCCGACGGGTGACCTCGTGATCGCACACGGCGCGCCGGACCCGCGCAACCAACCAGCCGGGGCCCAACCCCCGCCCACCCGCAGACCGCCGTTGGCGCGA